CTAGCGAAGCAATGCGTAAAATTGAAATGCTTGCTGCGTTCCGTCACATAGAGCTAAAAGATCTTATAAAAGCCAAGGAAGAGTTTAATAAAGCATTGATAGAGTTTGGCTCTGGGGATGTCCAAAAGGCAGGGTCAGTTTTGCAGATGGAGTTAAGTGATTCCTCTAGCTTTTCTAACCCTCCTTCCTATTACCAAAATGAAATGTTTATGTCCTCTCTTGAAGATCAGGGGGTTATTGGCAAAGGTGGATATTACTCCACAAGAAAAGAGTATCTTAATGAAGTAGAAAGTTATGCTTCTAAGTGGTCATCTAGAGATGATGATATGAAGCTTGCAATGTCTGCTGAGCAAAAGCTTCGTAATAGGATACCTGCATCTCAAAAAGAAATGTCTGCTTTAAAAAGCGTTATGGGCTTTGATAAAGTAATTCTTTCAAATGGAACTTTGGCAGATTTTGATCTTCTTTCTCAAGATGAAGAAATTTTTACCAGAAGTGTTGATGCTGTATCGGCTTTTGCAATATCTACAAAAGGCATGCTTCACCCAGATGCCAAGCCAATATTTGATGCAGCAGCAATGACACCAGAAAATGCTGATAGGGCCATGCGTATTATGGGTCAAACCATGTCAGCTATTAGGTCTGCAAATCCAGCTATGGATTCTTGGCAACATGAGGGTCTTTTTTACAGCAACTTTGATGAGGACACTGTAGGATTCCTTAGAATTGCCGACAGAGTAGGTATTGAAAATGCTCTAAAAGCCGCTTCAAGTGAGCGAAGCTTAAATAGGGGTGGCAGTGCTGTAATATCTGAAAAGTATGGTGATGATCTTGATGGTTTCTTTGACAGCACTTGGAGAGAAACTCTTGTTTCTGATAAGTTTTTTCAGTTTCTAACTCCAGCTATCAGCGATGAAGATAACCAAATGCTTTACGCAATGGCCAACCAAGCCGGGGTTGGTGATGTAGAAGATATGTTTTTAAGAGACCCTTACATTAGAGAGGCCCTAAAGAACAAGTTTATGGGCAAGCTTATGAGATTTCCTCAGATGGATCCTAAAGCTGCTATGTACGATACCCTTAGAGAGGTTGGAACTAGAGTAGGTCCAGAGATAGATGCTTTTAGCGGTGATTTGCAATTTGTTACAGATCCTATTCTGAAATATGCACAGTCTACAGTTCCTGGGCTTACAATGGCTGACGGTTCAGTAAAATATGATCTTAGCCTTACTAAGGAAGACATTGACTCAGATATAAAAGACAAATATTTAAATATTCCGTCCATAGGCAATCCATTCCTTCAAAAGCAAATGGCTTCTGTTGGTAGTGGGGTTCTTGTGGACGGACGACTTCCCACTCCTACTCTTCACTATATGGCGAATGAGAACTATGGCGGTCGTCCATCATACACTGTTGTTTTGAAAGACTCTTATGGCAGAGCGCATGTCATAAATGAAGCTTACAGTTATGACTTTAGACAAACTGCTGCTTTTGGGGATGGATTAGCAACATCTTCATACACAGAAGCGCTAAGCCAGCTCAATACAGATCGGGCTAAACAGTTTTGGTCTGCCCGTGGCCTTATGGACCAGTCTTTGCTTAACTCTACATTTAGAGCTTTGGAAAGAAACAGAAATGACAGAAGTATAGGTGTTTTGATTAACGCATATAATAAGGTTACTGGCCTTATAGGCGGTCAACCAATGAGTGAAGATCCTCTTACAAAAGAAGAGGTTGATGACTTTTTTTATATGATTGATCGTGTAACTACCTTGGGGTGGAGATAATGAGTAATATTGATTGGAACTTTATTCTTGAGCAAGAAGGTTTCCGTCTAAAGGGCTATGTTCCTAACCCGGAAGGGTCTGACTCTGGCGTTACGATTGCTAGCGGATTTGATCTCGGAGCAAGATCTGTCAGTGATCTTAAGGGCTTATCAAAAGAAATCATTGATTTACTTACCCCATACTTGGGTATCAAGGGCGCTGCTGCCGATGAGGTTGCCAGTAATCTTGTTGTTAGTGACGAGCAAGCCAAAACCATTAATGAGTTTGCTAAGAAGAAAGAGCTTGGTCTTCTAAAGAAAAGGTGGAAGGCCAAAACTGGTCAGTCTTTTGATGATTTGCCAATGAGGGAAGCTACGGTGATTACATCCGTTGCTTTTCAATATGGCAATCTTGCTACTGAAACACCTAACTTTTGGCGTCAAGTAACATCAGGTGATTGGGACGGTGCTGTAGGCAATCTTAGAAACTTTGGTGATGCTTACGGCAGCAGACGTAATCGGGAAGCCGATTATTTTGAAACAGGCGCTCAAAAAAAAAGTGAACAATTTGGAATAAAAACAGACCCTATCAGGGGCATTAGAGCGCCAGATCAGGTTACTGGTGGTGCTGAGTTTGCTGAAGATTACCAGATTCAAAGAGAGATTTTGCAAGACAGTCCTGAGCCGAAAGAGGTTTATGGGGATGCTGTAGTTTCTACTGTTCCACCGTCTGATACATCAAGAGATGAAAGAGTTGAGAGGCTTATAGAGGCTGCTCAGCCAGAAACTGTTCAAGAAGATCGAGAGGAAGAAGTCTCAGAAGCTGAGTTAACGCCGCAGCCTGAGGAAGAGTCTTCTGTTGAAGAAGTTCAGACGTCTATGGTTGAGCAAGATGCTTTTGTTATGGAAGAGCTAGCTACTGTAGAGCTTCCATCTATAGAAGATGATCTTGTCGATGAATCACCTCTTCCTGATGTTGTTGAAACATTGCCTGAATCTAAAGCAAACTCTTTAATGCCTACTCAGGATGATTTTATCGAGGGCTATACAACTCTTTATGGAAAGCCAAATACTCAATATGGGCAAAGAATACCCTCTCAACTAGAAGACCAAGATGCTTATGATTACTCGGTTTTTGATGAGTCTTTTTCTAGTGTGTGGGGCGCTGCTTTTAGACAGAACAATTTCTTTCCAGCTTTAATGAGATCAATAGAAGCCAGTGATCCTAAATTCAAAAAAACATCTGGATACTCTGTTTTTAATGACAAGCCATTTATGAAAAAGATAGGTGGTAAGTCTGGCGCTTGGCGTTTTCGTCACTCTGGCAGCTCTGCTGAATCTAATATGCTTTACGATCGTATGCAGGAAGATGCTGAAGACGCTAACCTTTTGTCTGCAACAAGATCTGTTCCAGCGACAATAGCATCCTCCTTAACAAGCCCCACTATATTTGCACCTCTTGCTCCTATAAAAGTTTTGAAAACAGCTAACAGAACCAGAAGATTTGTGGGCGGCTCTGCTTATACATATGCTCTTATGGCCCCAGAGCAGATGCTTATAGATAGTCAAAATACTCAAAGGGATGCTAGTCATGGCGCACTTGCCTTAACTGCAATGAGTCTTATCGGTGGTTCTCTAGCAGTCACTTTTGGCAAAGGCCTTAGAACAGGAAACATTCAAGAGCAGAAACTTCTTACTGGCCCTGCTGATGATATTGCGTCTGAAGGTGATGGCACATTTCGTGCTGCTGGCGCTGGTGTATCACCTGATCGTGCTAGGCAAACAGCATATGCTGATATGGAAGATGAAGCCTTAGAAGGGACTGGTATTGGAGTAGAAAAGCTTCCTTGGAATCCCGTCATAAGGATGATGCAAAGTCAAAATCCTATAGTGAGAGGTCTTGCTGTTGGCATGGTAGATGTCGGTGGCATGATGCAAAAGAAGGTTAGATCCAAAGAACTTGAAATGGATCAATCTATAGAGACTACATTTAGAACAAAATATATGTCTGAGCTTGCAGCTGCCGTAAGAGCTTCTGATGAAGCTTATCTAAATTATAGGGGCATTACTCCTTCTACTTCTGACTCTAGAAGAGCTTTTCAGATGATTAAGGAGTTTGCTAGCGATAAGGTCTCATCCTCATCCTATCTTACTGAAGTTCAGTTTAGAAACAGAATAGCAAGAGCTATGCGTAGAGGTGATGTTGACCGAGTTGGAGATGACGTTTCTCCGTTTGTTACTGAGGCAACCACTCAGTATAGAAAGCTTTTTAATCTCATAAAGAACGAATCTGAGAAAGCTGGCCTTTTCCAGAAAGAGCTTGATGAAGCTTTAGAGGCCGCAAAAAGGTCTGGCGATACTGCTGCTATAAGAAGAGTTGAGCTTAAAATACAACAGTTTAGATCTCATGGGGTTACCCCTAATACGGCTGCAAGTTATGTTCCTAGAATTTATAGGGTTGATAAAATCATGGCTAAGCAAAAAGAGTTTCTCTCTATTATAGAAACATATGCCACCAGAACTCTTCGGATGAATCAATCGCAAGCAAGGGCTTTTGCTAAAGAGGTTATGGATACGGTTACAAGAAATCGTCCTTACTATGATCTTGAAGATGCTACTAATCTTGATTGGGTATCAAGAGCATCTAGTGCAAAAGCTAGAACTCTTGAGATACCTGATGAACTAATTGAGGAGTTTTTAGAAAACGATATCGAAATGTTAATGAAGCATCATGTTAAAACCATGGGAATGGATGCTGAGATTGCTTTGAAGTATGGTGACGTAAACATGCAAGCAGTAATTGACGATGTTACTGCTGAATATAACAGATTGATGGGAAGAACGAATGCTGATTTTAATTCAGTAAAACAAGGTGAGAAAGCTACAATAAATGCGTTTAGAGGCTCTGGCGGCGGCGGCAAGGTTTCTTTTGAGAGTAGTGTATTTGGATCTGAGGGGAGTGCGTCGAAGGGATTTTTCTTTGCACCAACATCAAAAACAGCTTCCTTGTTTGGAAAGAAAGTTAATGAATACACAATATCATTAAAAAATCCTTACGTTATTGTTTCAGACGAAGATTTTTTCCAAAAGCTTAAAGAGCTTGAAGATATATCTTATAGTCCAATTACTGCAAAAATGGGGATTGCAAGAAGAGATGTTGAGCTAAAAGAATTATATAATGAATATATAAAAGCATTAGATGAGTTTGCTGAATCATTTAAGAATAAACCAAAAGGGCCTAAAGGAACTAATGCTTGGTTTAAGTCTTTTGACGAATTTTACAAAAGCCCTGTAGTTACAAAATATAAAACAGCAAAAATACAAGCTTTGAGATCTTTAGAGGGTTTTGCTAAAAACAATGGGTATGACTCTATTGTAATAGGCTATGGTCAAAGTGAGTTTAGAGCCGCAACTAAGGGCAAACTCACGCCTATGAAAATACTTGAAGAGCATAAGGCTAGGAAAAAAGCTCACCCAAAGTCATATATTATTGATGAGTCTTTTTCACATGATCAGGTTTTTGTTTTTTCAGAATCTATTGATGATTTTGCTAAATCTTCAAAAGCAAGATCTTCTCAAGAAATATTAGGCCTTGAAAAATCAATGGAAGCTGATCTTCGTGATATTCGTGGCTTGCGTGACAGACTCCGTGGGACTTATGGGGCTTCTAAAGATCCTCATGCAATGTCTAGTCGTTTTGTTAGGGTCATGAAATCTATAAATGTTTTAGTAGGCATGGGAGGTGCGATGGTATCTTCTATACCCGATGTTGCTAGAACTGTAATGGTTGAGGGGCTTTCTACCACATACGAAAAAGGCTTTAGGGCCATGTTTGACGAACAAGGCCGCATACTTAAAGCCATGACTAGGGATGAGCTTAACAAAGCTGCTGTTGGCGTTGACGCTGTTCTTGGTCTTAGAGCGCATGCTTTTTCTGATATGGGGGATCTTTTTGGCTCTAGGTACACTGTAGAAAGAAGCCTTAATCAAGCTACTGGAGCTTTCTTTTTAATCAATGGTCTAAACCTCTGGAATCAAGCCTTAAAAGAGTTTGCTGGCAATGTTACCATGCTGAGAATGACAGATAGCATAATGAAGCCTTGGTCTAAAAT